CACCAGTGCCTCAGTCAGATTCGCTGAGATAATCATCGACAGCGTGTCCAACTTGTCTCCAGCCGCTGCCGCATTGTCGATCACATCCTGATTGATCACAACGCCGAATCGCTCTGCCTCGGCGGCCATGTCTTGCAGCCCCTGCGACCCACCGGCCAAGACGTTGATCATGTCAACGCCACTCTTCCCGAACATATCCGCAGCCAACGCAGCGCGCTGCATCGGGTTTTCGATGGTCACCAGCCGGTCGGCGATGACGCCGAGAGCCTTTTCCAGCGGCATTGCGGCAAGGCTGGTCGCCGACAGGCCCAAGGCATCAAGCGACTTCTTTGCCGCCGATCCGCCGAGGGACGCATCGCCAAGGTTTTTCGACAGTTTTTCCAGCGAACTCTGAAGCGTCTCTGTCGAAACGCCATTCATCTGGGCTGCATACTGCAACTGCTGCAATGCTGTCGTGGTGATGCCGATGCCGTCGGCTGCATCCTTCAGGTCACCCAAGCGGTCAACTGCTTCGCGCACCGATGTCGCTATTTGCTGGATTGCGGCAACGCTGGCGAATGCCTTTGCCGCATTTGCCAGGGTGTTGAACGCTGCCCCGGCCTTGCTCAAATTTCCCTGAGTGTCGGCAGCGAATTTCTCAACCCGCTTAGCGTTCGCCGCCATCGCCTTGGCAAACTCGCGGTCTTTCGCGGCCAGAATGATGTTAAGCTGTTCCGCGCTGATCGCCATCAACCTGCTCCACTAGGGCGCGGAATTGCTCCGCAGTCATCGCCTCTGACCCGGGCTTTTTCGGCGAATGGGCATCCTGCCATCCTTGGAAGACAAGCCAAGTGTCCTTCGGGACCATATCACGGATTTCATTTGGCCGTAAACCAATCACGATCCCGCTCTTGACCATGCCGCGCACGTTCAGCCGGTCAGGCTTTGGCCCTCGGTCGGCTTTTTTTTTGCGGTGTCATCGACGGCATCCGGCATGAAAGCCACGCCGATCACAGCCTGCGCGATCTGATAGAGTCGCATCAGGTCGGCGGGTGTCGCCGATCCGATCACCTTGTCTGCCTCGGAATCCTTCATCCCGCCGCCGACCAGCGCCAGTGCCAGCAGGTTGCGGATTTCGGTGCTGGTCGGCTTTTGGCCTCGGCCAAAGACGCCTTCCCAGAAATCAAAGATGCCTCGATGCTTGTCCTCGAATCGCTCAATCTCGCGGTTTCGCAGCAGGAAGACATAAGAGGTGTCGCCGATATATTCGACGACACCTCCACGCGGCGCTTCAGCCGTGATCGTCATCAAATGGCTGCAAACGTGACTGCGCCGGTGCTGGTCAGCGAGAGCGAATAAGTCACGCCGCCCTCCGTTTCGCCGCCAAATTCCAGCGATTCAATATAGAACGAGCCGGAATAGGTGCCGAATGCCGGGACCGTCACTTTGAAGTTGCCTTTGGGATCGGCCAGCATCGCCACGGTGTTCATCCGCAATTCGGTGGTGCTGTCTTCAAAGTAGCCGTCGCCAGAGATGCTGATGTTTTTCACACCCATCAAGTTTTCCCGCCACAGCGCGCCTTCAGGAGCGGCGCAATCAGGCGTGGTAACGTCGATCACCGAGTTATTGATGGTCAACGTCTTGCTGTTCAGGCCGCAAAGGTTTGCGAACGCTTCGGTCGGGGTTGCGCCGTCGCCGATCTTGACCAGCAGGGCGCGTCCAAGTTGTTTAGCCATGACGGCCTCCGTTTGACAGCTTGCCCAAGGCTGGTTTCTAGGCTGTTTCGAGCAAAGCCCGAAGCGCGATCACAGCCGTGTATCCCCGGCCATCAGCGTCTCTTGTAACATTGTGGGTCTGGAAAATCAATTCGACCAAGGTGAAGCCCGTCACCGTGACGCTGGCCTCTTGCCGATGCAGCGCCGCGTTCACCGCCTCGACGATCTGCACCGCCTCGACCCGGCCAGAGGCGGATCGGCTGTGCGCTTCCATCGTGATGTCCACGGACGCGCCGACCGCGCTGTCGGTGTCGAATGCGCTGGGGCTGATGTCGCCGAACCGCAGATAAGGGAAAACGACGTTCTGCGGCGGCTCGTCATAGACGCGGGCGGCCACCGTCGCGGTCACGCCAGCGTTCGCCACCAACGCGGCGCGCAGACCCTTTTGCAGCGCAAGAGCGAATCCGTCAGCCACTGGTCGCCTCCTTCATGCCGCGCCGCACAGCCGATTTTACGCTGCGCTGAAACTTCGGCCTTTGCAGCTTCTGGGCCAAGCGGATGTAGGGCTGCGCTGCGGTCTTGCCGCGCTCGCCTTTTTCCCGCCCGAACTCCACTGCCTTCGCCTTGATCTGCGCGGCCTTGGTCGGCGGTGCGGCCTCGACCGATCCCGTCATGCCGTCGGCTTCATATTGCGTGTGAATCCAGCCCTTCAATTCGCCGGATTTGATCGGGACCAGCCGCCGCGCCATATTCGCGGCCTGCTCGGTGTTCAGGCGCACGGCCTTTTGCAGATTCGATCTGACCGCCGCAGGCATGGCCTGGAGTTGGCGGGCCAGCTTTTTGGCACCGTCAAATCTCATGTCGCCACCCCGCGCTCCAACAGAAACTCGATAATTGAGTTTTTCGAATCGACCTGCATCACGTTCTTGATCGCCCAGGTCTTGCCTCGGATGATCACCCGATCCGCCGAGGTGATGGCCTTTGTCAGCGTGTCGGCGCGGCAGCGCATCGTCGCCATTCCAACGTCGGCCAGAGCGCCGCCCTCGATCATCTCTTTGCCGCTGCGCTCGCGCATATCGGCCCATCGCACACCATATTCCGACCAGCCGGTGTAGATGTTGCCATATGCGTCAACCGCGCTCTGATCGAGACGCTGGAAGGTCGCCCGCTCGCCGAATAGCCCGGCCTTAGCCATACCACTGGTTCCGTTCCATACCGATCATGTCGGTGAATCCATAGGGCAGGTCCATCATCTGCTTTTCAGATGATGTCTCGCGGTTTTCATACCAGTGCGCGACCAGCATCATCAGCGCATGCCGAACAGTTTGCGGCACGTTGGCGGATGCCGGGCCATATCCCACAACATATTCGATCTTGATGGCGTCATCCCGGATCTGCGTGGTCGGCCATGCCTTGCCGGATTTCGGCGCGACGGTGATCCTGTTCGGCGTTCCGAACACATCGAAATCGGCCAGCGTGGCGGTCTGCAAAGCGCCGTCTGTGTCATAGTATTTGATCGCCGAGACAGACTGCACCGGGCCGAGCATCAGCAGAACTGTGCCGGGATTTGGTGACAGCCACTGACCCCAGGTCTGCGTGATCATGGCGCGGCCAAGCGCGCCCTGCACATCCACAAAAGAGATGGCTGCGTCGATCAGGCGCTGGATGATCGTGTCGTCGTCAGACCCCTCGACGCGCATCTGTGCCTTGGCCTCGGCCAGCGAGATTGGCGAGACTGTCGGTGCGGTGACGCGGACAAGGGCATACTGCGGCGAGAGCATTTTTAGACCTTCACGGCTTTTTCGACTGCGGTCTTTTTGGTGGCGCGTTCAATGGGCGTGGATTCGATGTTTTCAGCGATGCCCGCATCAACATAGCGCAGCGCCTCGGCATCCGTCACATCGATAATGCTGCCAGCTTCATGCACAAAGTCAGTCCCAGCCAGCGAGACTAGCATTTTGATTTTAGCCATCTTGGACTCCTGTCGGTGGTGGGCGGGACCGAAGCCCCGCCCGTTTTTCATCAGGCGTTCTTGAGGTGCTTGATGGCGGCAGTGTTCGCCAGCACACCGTCCAAGCGGACATAACCCAGAATGCCGTAGTCAGGCGCGAAACGCTCGCGGGCCACGAACAGGACCGGCGCACCGACTTTCCGCACATAGAACTTGGACATGTCGCCGAACAGGATCACCTTGTTGCCGGTGCCGAGCGATGCCATCGCTTGGTTAACCACGACATTGTAACCCAGGATGTTCTGCGGAACGCCTGCCTGATAGTTGCCCATCTGCCAGAGATAATTGCCCTGGCCGTCCTTCAGCTTGCGAATGGCAGCCAACGTGCTGTCATTCATCATGATGGCGGTAGACGGCGACGACCGATAGGCCGGATCGACCGAATGAATCAGGTCGATGATTTCGTCAGCCGTCACAGCGCCAACCGCAGCGGCGGTTTTGCCGAGGGACGAGTTGGTCACGATGCCCTCAACGTCGGACGAGCCAGAGCCGGTCGTCAGCTTGGAGTTGGCAATCCGGCCAAGACGCTCGCCCAGCAACTGACCCAGCAGCGACTCAACGTTCAGGATCGAATCGTTCGCCAGTTCATAGGACCAGCGGACCCAGTTCGTGTCGAACGCAAATGCGCCCAACTGAGCCTGACCGAAGGTCACGTCCTTGCCGCCGTTGTCGGTCACGGTGCCTGCTTCGGTATGCGCCACAGCAGTCACAGCGGTGTCGTCAACGGTCGGGATGTTGAACGTGTTGCCGCCGGTCGTGTTGATCACGGTGAACAGGTTGGAGTCATACATCGGGCCAGATGCGATCATGGCCGTTTCGATGAATGATGCCAGTTCAACCGGGACGGTGAACCCGCCAGCGGTGGTGGTGCCAGCAGTCTGGGCGCGGGATTCGGTCTGCTGCAACACAGCGCGATGCTCATTGTCCAAACCGTCAACGCCGCCGTTGGCAATCATCGCATAGAAGGCGGTGCGGTAGTCGATCTTTGCGCCTTCATCGACAGCCGCCGCCGAGGTGCGTTCAGCAACCGGGCGCTTGGACGTATCAATCGAAGTGGACGCGCGCAGAGCGGCGTTGACCTTTTCCATGCGGCGCACGGTTCCATCGAGGCGGTCATGCTCGGCCATCATGGTGTCGAACTCGCGCTCAATCTCGGCAGCGCGGGTTTCGTCGGTCTTGTCGGTGACTTCGGCAAGTTTCGAACGGGCTTCAGTGGCGAGGCGCGCCATCTTTTCCCGCAGGTCTTTCACATCAGCCATTTCGGCCTCCTACTGTTTGCCTTGCCCAAGGGCTTGATATGGGCCAACAGCGGGACCGCCGTTATTCGTCAGCCACAAAATCCTTGCGTTCCCATGCTTGGCAGACGCGCAGGTTGTGACAGATAAAGTCCAATTTCTCGCACCAACCACGCCCGCCGCCATCGGCGTCGAAAGCGGTCTGCGGGATGTCTTCCATCGCCCGCAGCATTTCGGGCGTGTTGTTGAAATATGAACAGTTCGCGCAGAGCTGCCGACGCGCTTCGGCCTCGTTCACGCTCCAAACCTGGGCCATCTTTGCCCAAAAATCTGGGTTGGCCGCCGGATCGGATGACGCCACTTCAGGCCCAAGATTCCAGTTTTCAACCGCGTTCTGCATGTTGATCTGGCTTTCGGTGCCTGTCCCGATCTCTGGCTGCTCGACCGGCGGCATCAGATATTCATTGCGCGATTCCACGCCACTGATCTTTGCCTTCATCCGCATTCGGCGCGCGGCCTGCGACTTCACTTGTTCATCGCGGAATTGCTGCAAGGACCGCAGCGCGATCTCGGTGCCGTCATAGGCTGGCGTCGTGACGATACTGACATCGAACAATTGCGCCTCTTGGATCACACGGCGCGGGATCGGCTTGCTGTCATCCCACACCTGTCGCACCGGGCGAAATGCGAAAGACATCTTGTCCAGGTCGCCGCGCTTCATCTTCGGCACGATGCTGCGAACGTCAGGGTCTGATTGATCCAGCATTGCCTCCATGTAGAGACCGCGCTGGTCTTCGGACAGCTTCAGAGTGCCGGAACGGGTGCGGGCCAGCGGCAGCCCTTCGTGGTTGATCAGGAATACGACATCGTCGCGCTTGATGGCAGCTTTGAACGCGCCGCGTTGGATGCTTTCGGTGAACATGCCGCCGATGTTGGTTTCCTCGCCGAAGACGGCGGCATAGCCTGCGACCTTGATCTCGCCTGTGTCATCCTCGCGGATTTCGACAGGGACGCCCCGGCGGATTTCACGTTCAGACATTTCGGCCCCCGCTTTCTGATCAGGTTGTATCACGTTTCGGGCTGCCTCGTCTATTGCGTCGGCTTTCGCATGCTTGTTCGCCCAAGAACGCCCCGGATCACCGCCCCACAGCGCCCATGCAATGCGCCCGTTGGATGGATAGCCGTCCTCGCCCGGGCGGAATCCCTCGGCCTCTTTGTCGATCTCATGCCGGTCGAAATAGGCTTTCATTCGGCGCACGGTCTCATCCGACAGATTCCGGCCATTGACGATATCCCGCGCCCGCGCAATGCCGATCTCGGTGCCGCCGCGCCCGAACTCGCTGCGCCAATCCAGCCCGCGCTGGGCCTCGTCCTGCATTGCGGCTGTCGGTTCAGGCATTTGGATTAACATTCGGCTGGCTGCCCAGCGGCACGGTCGCGCCTTGGATCAGCAGGCTGTCCGCGCCCTTCGCAGGCAGGTTTTCGATGGCGCGGATTTCGTCAGGCGTCCTGATGGCGTTCTGGATCGACACCGCATAGGCTTCCATTCGGCTCTTCAGATCGCCGCGCAGCAGACCGTCCACGTTGAACTCAACGTAGAAATCAGAGCCGCGCCCGAAGAACTTCAGATTCATCTCTTGCTCAAATTGCTCCACCCACCGCTTCACGGTGTGCTTCACGAAATGCAAGTCCTGCTGCTCCGTGTTCGAGAATGTGCCGTGCGTCAAGTCTTGCAGGAACACCGGCGGCAGCGAATAGATGCGCGCGATCTGCTCAATGCTGAACCGCTGCAATTCGATCAACTGCATATTTTCCGGCGACAGCCCGATGGTTTTCAGTTCATGGCCGAGCGGCAGCGCCATGATCGGGCGGCCCTCTTTTGCCAGCTTCAGCGTGGTCGCGGCGACATCCTCAGACGCCCGGTTTGCCGCCGCGCCAGATGCGAACGGGCCTTGCAGAACCGCAGGCGGGATGCCGCCAGATTGAAATGCCTTTGACCCGTAACGGCTGGCCGCAATCGCCATGCCGATGGCGTCCTTGTTCTGCGAGATTGGGCCTCGCGCATCCGTCATGTTTGCCTTCAACATGAAAGGCAGGTCCAGAATCTCGTAGGATTCATAGACGCGCGAATTGACGCGGTAAATTTTGCGCCCGTCGATCAGACGCTCCACGCGCACCTTTGTCGGGTCCAACGGGAACAGATTGACGATCTCGCCTGCGCCGTTGCGCTCAATATAGGTCACGGCGCGCCCGCCGGTCAGGACTTGCTCAAACGAATATTTGCGCCACTCAAAAGATCGGAAGAGCACACGTCTGAACTCCAGTCACATCACGATCTCGTATGCCGTCTTCTGCTTGAAAAAAAAACACAAACACCTCACTCACGAGAGTCTACTCTAAGACAAACATACATGCCTTACACACCTAT